TTATGTTTCTGGATCCTGCTTTTCTTTGAGTCTGGGTAGTAACCATTTTTCTGTACGCATTTGAATGTAATCTGAAATATCCTGATGAAATTCATGTAGATCATTGTCTGAAATAGAACTATTTTCATTTTGATTTTCAAGATTTTCACCAATTAAATGAACTAGCCGTGTGATGCTGGATGAAATTTCCATATTAAGTAAATTGCTAAATTTTCTTTTTTGGGTAGCTTTATTAAACTCTTCTGGTGTTTTACAGTTATCCTCACATAATAAATATTCTGGTCGCACTCCTAAAATAGGAGCTATTGAGTGAGCTGCTTCGACAGTCATTGGTCTTCGAAAATTACGGAAATTGCGAATTTGTTGCGAAGAGTAATGAGATAAATCAGCAAGTGCAGGGGCTTTAATATCAAGCTCTGTCATAAGTGAATCTAACCTTTTGGCACATTCTGCCCCATAATAATTTTTTCGTTTCATAGTAGAAATCCCCCTTTTTAATATCGAAACAAATTTTGTTTCGTTTTTTTATTGTGACTAACTAAAAAATTCTAAATCATTCTTAAAGATTCTAAATCAATTTATAATTTTCTTATAGAAAACAGAAACTGTTGTTTGTTTTTTGCGAAACTTTATATTACAATAATACCATAAAGAAACACATAAGGCAATGTGAAATTAGACAGAAAGAAGAGGTATTTTTTATGAGAAAAACAACATCGTACTCAAGTACATTTTCAGATGCATTAAGTGTTGATACTGCTGGATTACAGAAAATGCTGAATTCAGGAAGACAGACAGCAACTCAGATTGGTATGGCAGCAGGTGCAAGATTTTGTGTTGGTAGAAGAGTGTATTGGAATGTAGCAAAGATCAGAAAGTATCTGGATGAGATTTCAGAGTAAGGTGGCGATTCTATGGGAGTATATGAAAATCTGCTGCCGGGCAAAGAAAATGCGCTGACACCGGAGTATCTTACTGTGAAATGCCATTTTTCCAGTGTTCGGATGCTTCAAAAACAGATCGAAGCAGAACGCAAGGCTGGCAAAGTCATATTATCAAACACAACTCCGCCTGGAGGATATTATCTTCCTGTAGCAGGAGACACGATGGAAATCCGAAAGTTTATTCGTACTTTAGAGAATAGAGGTGAAAATACATTGAAAGCTCTGGAAAGTGCAAGGGATTTATTAAAAGAATTGGAGAGTGATGACTGTTGAGCAATCTTCAAGAGATAAAGGACCTGGTATCTATCAGTGCTGTAGCAGATTACTTGGGTTTGGTAGAAGAATATGGAAAATGTAAGTTTCCGGGTGAAAGAACTGCAAGCATTCAGTTATATAAGGACAACCGATTCCGTGATTTCGGAAGAAATGTTGACGGAGATATTTTTGATTTAATGATTCATGTGAGAGGTTACACGCTTAAAGAAGCGATAGCAGAACTTAAATCCGCTTTTAATATTAAGGATTCGCCAATAGGGAAAAATACTGTTAAAGAAGCTTGGATAGCATATCTGGAACGAAAATTTAATGCTAAATATATAGAGCATTATGATTATTTCTTGACTGACCAAAGTGGAAAAGCAGTTTATGCCTATACTAAGGTCCGATTGCAGGATAAAGCAGGGAAAAAGAAGTTAATTTACGGTAGGTTTAATGGTGATCGTTTTATTCTTGGTTTGCAAGGTAAAAAAGCGAAAGATATTCTGGCCATTTATGGTAGCTCTGTTTTTGCGATTCAGAAAGCAATAGATCGTCAGGAAACAATCTTTTATGTAGAAGGCGAAAAAGATGCAAATACTCTTATGGAAAAGGGATATACAGTATTTACTTGTGGCGGATCAGGAGATTGGAAAAAGGGTGTTTCTGAAATTGTAAGACAAGCAAATGTGATTATTTTAGCTGATAATGATAGGCCGGGAGAGCAATTAGCCTATCAGGTTATGCAGGATTTGCAGTTAATTGCTAATAATGTAAGCATTATAAAACCAATGCCAGATGTAACTAAAGGCGACATTACGGATTACTTTGAAGCGGGACATTCTGTTGAAGAGTTTGAAACTTTGATCAAAAATGATGATGGACAAGATACGGTTCTGATATTACAGAAATATAAGAATAGCAAACAAAGTAAAAACAAATCAAAAGCTGCTGAGAAAAGTGAATCAGATTATCTGGTAATAGAAAATTATTCGGAATACATAGAGCAATTAGAAACTCTTAATGCAGCAGAGAGATTTCCAATGAATGATAGGGGCAGTGCTGATTTATTTGCAACTATATTTAAGAATATCAGCCGGTACAATCCTACAAAGAAAGACTGGATGTATTATGACAAGACGAGGTGGATCGCCGATACAGAGGGAATGAGGGCCAAAAGAAATGCCAAGACACTTGCAGATGCACTTGTGAGGTATTCTGTAACAGCATCTTTACCAGACGATAAGAGACAATCATATATCAAGTATGCCGCCGGGATGATGAATTACAGAAATAGAAATGTAATGATTAATGATGCAAAAGACCTTAATTTCTTTGAAAATATAGAACTGGATAAAGATGATTTTCTTTTGAACTGTAATAATTGCGTTCTTGATTTATCTGGCGATCAGCCGAAATCATTAGAACATAATGCAGACTTACTTTTATCGAAAATATGTAATGCAAATTACAATCCTGCTGCCAATTGTACCCTATGGGAAAAGACAATTGGTGAGATTATGCAGGGCGATACAGCAAAGATAAAATATCTTCAAAAGATGTCTGGCAGGTTCTTAACGGGAGATACATCAGAAGAGGAATTTTATATATTTTTTGGTGCGACTACACGAAATGGCAAATCTACGATTACAGAATTGTTGCTATATCTTCTGGGAGATTATGCAACTACTATTTCGCCTGAGTCACTGGCAATTAAAGCGAATAAGGACAGCAGGACAGCTTCTCCAGATATAGCAAAACTGGCAGGAACAAGGCTTGTAGTAGCATCTGAGCCACCACGGCGAATGTTATTTGATTCTTCGCTTGTAAAAACGTTGACAGGAAGAGATTCGATTTCGGCAAGATTTTTACATGAAAATGAATTTCAGTTTAAGCCTAAATTTAAGCTGATATTAAATAGCAATTATCTTCCAGTGATTAATGATAAAACGGTATTTAGTAGTAATCGTGTAAAGGTGATTCCGTTTGAACGGCATTTTACAGAGAAAGAGCAGAATAAACATTTAAAAGAACAGTTACAGCAAGAAATTGATGGTATTTTGAACTGGTGTATAAAAGGTCTGTATATGTATCGTAAAGAGGGTCTGGAGCCGCCTACAGTTGTACAAAGTGCTACACATGAGTATAGCGAAGACTCAGATAAGATTGGAAAGTTCATTTCAGAGTGCCTTGTGAAATCAGATCAGAATTTAGCGGCTAAAGATGTATATGAGAAATATTCACAATGGTGTAATGATTGTGGTCTGGGAATTGATGGACGAACCTCTTTTTATGAAGAATTAAAGACAAAGAATCTGCTAAGCAAAACAGGAACCGTTACAGGAAAAACCGTCAAGAATGTCATGAAAGGATATTCATTTGTAGAGGAAATTTTTCATCCGATAGATGGTGATTTGGACGCACCATTTCCTTGATTTTATTAAAATGTGCAGTTTGTGCATTTAGTATGTGAGAGTTAAAAAAACTACTCTTATATATATTTACATTCTATTTGCACATTTTGCACATATAGGATTTTAAATTATTTTGTATGAAAATTTATAGGCGGATTATCGTCAGAAAGGATATGTAAAAGATGTATCAGGAAAAATCAAAGAAACAGCCGATTTATGACATTGTATACCTCAAACCACTGGAAGGATTTACTGTAGAGGAAGTAACAGAAGAAAAAAGAAATATCGTTATGAAATTCGTAAACCATCAGACAGGAGCAACTACAAGAATATATATTGATTCTGTTTTGTTCGGAAGCGAAATGATGAAGTATACAGAGGAGTAATTAAGAATATCGAAATGCCAAATTGATAGCATACACTTTGTAGTAATTTGAACAAATAGGAATCATGTAAACTTTATAGGCGGTAATCCGCCGGAAAGGATAATAATCATGAAAATAATGACGCAGGATAAAACACGAGTTTTAAATTTTAAAATGACGTATATCAGTTATGTAAGTAAGAACCGTATTTGTGAGGGTGATTTTGGTATTGCGGAATATGCGAGTCCAGAGCGTGCAAAAGAAGTGTTGAATGATATGTTTCAAAAGTATGCAGCAGGAGAAAAAGTTTATATCATGCCGGAGGAGTAAAGTGGATAACACAAAGGAATTAAAGCCGATTTATGACATATTCACTGCTGCATGGCGGGCATACAGGGAACACTATCCGCCAGGGAATCCGCAGGATGATACATACTGGTCAAAGCTGGTAGATGATCTTCACGAAATAGAATCACAATATAATTGCCAGTTGTGCCAGGATATCTTGTGCAATGTTGCGTCAGATCTGGAGCGCAAAGCAAAAGTCCTGTATCAGTCAAAGTAACTGACACAGGACCGTATAAAAGGGGTGAGTCTTTCTGTAAGCTATTATACCACAAACAGGACAGGAGGACTCTATACCAATGAGCATCAGAAAAATGAAATTGAAAGATTATGGGATTACGCCGGGACGGGCAGCAGAACTCAAAGAAATGGTAAAAGACAAACAGTATTATTCTTTAGTAATCGAAGCATGCAATAGGGCAAATGAATTTCTTGCCTCGCATCTGGTAAAGAGTTTTACAGAAAGCGTGGGATATCGCCAGATATTCAAAAACAGCAATTCATGTGAACTTCCATGCACTGAAAATGATTTTTATGGTTATAAGCGGAAAGCACTTCATGAATTTGATTTACTGGTGAAAACAGTAGATGTGTAGTAGACGATGTTGGAAGAACCTGACAAAACCCCACATATCACTCTATATGGGAGGAACTTAACAAAACTTAACATTTCTGAGTATATAGCCGAAAACATTAACAGATATTAACATCTTCTCGGATCGGCAACCTGTCAAAACCGTCTGTTTCTCTGTATAGGGAATACATCTTGGAAAAACGTGGAGTTTCAGAGGATATAGTGAGGAAGTAGGTTGCTAAGAAATGATAAGGTTTCTGCATATATATCCGAAATCTTAGTATTTTTTAGTACTTTGATTGCCCAGTAAAACTTAGTATTTTGGCTCATATAGGCGGAGGCTTTCCATGGAAACCTCAGAAAACCTCATATATTTTTCTGTATAGGATTATGGAACCTAACAAAAGCTAACATTTTTGTATGTATAGGCAAAACCTTAAAAAACCTAATATTTCTCGGTATATGGATGGAAAATGCAGGGAGTTTAATGACACGATTACGCGCGGGTGGTATTCGGAGATTTCGGAGTCCCTAAAAGTCGGGGCGTAATTTCCGAGCGAACTCCGAGCGAACTCCGAGAAATAACCGTTTCAGTATTGTTGAACAGAGAACGAACAGAGAGAAATCGAACAACAGACGAACAAAACAAAAAGGAGATTTTTATGAATGGATGTAATGAAAATGCAATTGAATTTATGACCAATGGTACCAAAGCAACATTAACATTCTCTCAGGGCCGGTATAAATCTGTAATCCGCAAGCTGGCAGAGAAACATCCTGATGATTGCCAGATCGTTGCTGATAATGAGGACGGAAGTATTTGTGCTCATGTTCCGGTAGCCTGGATACGGATTTCTCCTCCGAAACAGTATACAGAGGAACAGCGTCAGCAGATGGGAGAACGGATGAGACGTAATATATCTGCAAATACAGGAGTATGGGAATAAAACAGAGCAAAAATCAATTGTAATGCAACTAAGGTAAAGTTGTAAGGGTAAAGGAAGAAAAAGGTTAAATGAGCCGATAAAACAGAGAGAAGAGATAATGCCGGTATTTAATAAAAATCCTGCTGCCGAACCTACGGCTCAATAAAAGACCTATTATGAGAAATACGGTCATTTACGGTCATGCGTTATTACTGATTTTTACGGTATTGGTCTGATTGAAGCAGTGAGGAAGCAGTGAAAAGTTATAAAAAGTTATAAAAATGGGTATACACTATTTTGAGGGTCCCTGTTATTGATAATGAAGCCGCAGGAAAGCCGCACAAAGCCGTGACGAACCCGTGAGAAATGGAATTAAAGCGGCGAGGAAGCGGCGAGAACTTGGAGCGTTCGAACAGGCGAGGAACAGGCGAGAATATCAGATTGAATCGCGATCTTTGCGAAAGGCCAGTTGCCTTTGAACTGTCGATGAACAGTCGAAATAACAAAAACGCCCCAAAGTGGTAGAGAGCTGTTCTCACAAAATGTGAGATAATATATGTATCACGATAGGACAGGAGATGATGTATGTGATTTTACTTAGCATGTTGATGTTGATTGCAGTCATGGAATTAGCAGCTATTTATGATGCGGTAAGGGGGAAAGACAATGAGACGTATCAGAATGAAGAAAAGTAGAAAATATGAACAGGACAAACTTCAGGCGGCAATAAATGCTTCTGCCAGACGGGCACTTGATGATTTGGAGAAGTCATCGGGAATGCTTTCTGTAACGATTGAAGCATTAAGACAGGGTCTTCCAGAGATGGCAGAAAAATACAGAAAAATTGCACAGGATTACAAAGAACTTCGGAAACTTGAAAAAGAACTTCAAAAATATGAGGGAGAGGGCGATAAATAATGGCAGAGAAGATAACATTTAATACAGGTGCTAAGAGCTACGAGATTGTAGATCAGGATGGAAATGAGCTGGGAGTATTCCGGTTTATTCCTACAGATGTTGGAATCCTAAACAGATATAAAGAGACAGCAGCGTTTTTCGCAAGTGTAGGTGACAAAATAAAAGGGGAGGACTTGGAAGAGATTCTTCCTGAGCTGGAGAAAGAAGCCGGTGAAAAGATAGATTTCTTGTTTGGTGCTCCTGTATCGGAGAACTTCTTTAAAATTACTCATCCGTTTACAATTCTGGAAGATGGACAGACCTTTGCCGAACAGATTATCACTGTAATTGGCGGAATCATTGAAAAGGAATTAGCTGAAAGCGAAAAGAAGCAGCAGGAACGAATTGAAAAATATACTGCTAAATACACGAAAAAAGACGAAGCAAAATAAGAAAATGTGGGCTGTTCTGGAAACAGGATAGCCCCAATTTATAACTCGGTACTGGTAATTTGAAACTGGTACCCTGACCTCAAATAGTCGGGAGGTAGATAATATGGCAGCTGATGGCTCAATCATCATTGATACCAGGATTCAGACAGAAGGTCTTTCCAAAGGCTTAAATACCATCAAGGCAGGAATGACAAGAATTACTGCTCAGGTATCAAAAATGGGAGAAACAGCAAAAAATTCATTTCAAAGGCAGATTGCAACAGTTAACAGCCTTTATCAAAGCTATGAAAAGCAGGAAAGAAAAGTTGCTGAATTAAAATCTAAGCTGGATGAGCTGGGTAAAAGCAAAATAGAAACAGAAGAATACAAGCAGATTTCGGATCAGATCAAGGCTCTTGAGACAGACTTTGGAAAAATAGAATCTAAACAGCGTGAATGGATTGATATGGGATTTCCAGTTGATTCTGGGCCTGTTAAAGAACTAGATAAGCAGTTGGATGAAATATGGGCAGACATGGAGAGACTGCAGAACAAACAGAAAGAGATGCAGGCATCCGGCAGTGCGTACATAGATCCTAAATCGACAGATGCCTATAAAAATACATTGCAGAAGTACGATGAGGAATCACAGAAGCTGGAACGTACAAACGGAAGGCTGTATTCTTCATACAATAATCTAAAGAAAAAAGTAGAGGAATATCAAAAAAAGAACAATAAGCTTGTTCTGGCAATGCAGAATCTGCAGAAAGCTGCTGCGCGCGTAGGTGCAGTCATGAAGAACATTGGCTCTGCTTTAAAGAGCGCAGGATCAGCCGTAAAAAGCATGGTCTCTGCCATGAAAAAAGCAGTGGAATCTATGCTTAATTTCGATAAGCAGACAAAACGCTCCAAGGCAGGTCTGGGCAAGATGCTGGGAATGTCACTATTGTTTTCGGGCATGTTCCGGGCTATAAATGCTGTTGGTGACGGAGTAAAGACGGGAATTCAGAATCTTGCTAAGTATTCTAATACTGCAAACACAGCAATGTCTTCATTAATGTCCAGTATGACAAGATTAAAGAATTCTTTTGCAACAGCATTCGCGCCAATATTGACAACAGTTGCACCGATTCTTGTTAAGTTTATTAACCTTATGTCAGATGCGGTTACTCGTGTAGGTATGCTGATTGCAGCATTAACTGGGCAAAAAACTTTTACAAAAGCAATAGGCGTTCAGGAAGATTATGCTGCCAGTTTGGATAAGACAGCGGATAGCGCTAAGAAAGCCGCAAAGGAAGTAAAAGGATATCTTAGCCCGATTGATGAACTTAATAGATATGATGATGGCGTAAACAGTGCAGGGACAATCGGCGGGAACAAATATACTGGCCCATCTGCTGGTGATATGTTTGAAGAAGTTCCTATCACAAGTTCTATAAAGGGAATTGCTGATAAGATCCGAAAGCTCATTAAAAAAGAGGACTGGGAAGGACTGGGGGCTTATATTGCCAGTGGCATTAATAAAGGCCTGCAGAAAATTTATGATGTGATTAATTGGAACAATGTTGGCCCAAAGATCACAAAATTCTGCGATGCTTTTACAAGAACATTTAATAGCCTGGTTGATCATATTGATTGGGATTTGTTAGGACGTACTGTAGGGGCTGGGATTAATACTCTTGTGAATACTATGAATCTTCTGATTACAGGAATAAATTGGAAGAATCTTGGAAAGAAATTTGCAGAAGGTATTACCGGTCTGGTTCGTGAGGTGAACTGGAATAATCTTGGACAGCTGCTTGGCAACATGCTCATGATTTCCTGGAAGATATTTAGCGGATTTGTTCATAATCTTCCTTATGCTGATATTGGAAAGGCGGTTGCGGATGCACTGAACGGTGTTTTTTCGACTGTTTCATTTTCAGAGATAGGAGATGTACTTGCTACTGGACTTAACGGTGCGTTTACAACTCTTTACAATTTTGCTGTCAATTTCAACTGGAAACAGATGGTTGATAATATTGCGGGCGGAATCAATACTTTTGTATCAAAATTTGATTGGAAAGGCAATGGACAGAAGCTGGAAATATTCCTGAACAATTTATGTACTTCTTTGGTTGGACTGGCTCAAAAAACAAATTGGGAAGAAGTAGGGAAGGGAATAGGGACATTCTTAAGCCAGATTGATTGGAGCAAACATCTGTGGCAGGTCATTGAAGCAATCAAAACAACGATTGGAGGTCTGTTTGATGGGTTGGAAGAAGGTGGCACAGCCGGTAAAATAGCAGCTTTTCTCGGAAAAGCATTTATTGCTGTAAAGATTGCGGATATAACAGGGATTGGTAGTCTGGTAAAGTTGCTGATTGGAGCAATAGGAAAGAAGATAATCGGATCTGAAGCAGTAGCGGCTCTTTCTGGAAGTCTGACATCTGTACTGGGAAAAGCTGCCAGTGCGGCAGCGGGCGGATTTACTTCCCTTGCTTCATCTCTTGCCCCATTGATAGGAACAGCGGGATTGATCGCAGCGGTAGCTACGGCGGCAATTGTAGGAACAGAAAAGCTGGCAGGATTTATAGAAACCTTACAGGGTGGAAACGGTGTTCTGACACAGGCGGGTGGATATCTGCATGATTATGCTGGGGCAATGAGTTCCTCGAATCTAATAACCCAAAAGCAGGCAGAAGACCTCTGGAAGTTGATTGAAGCCGATGAAAGTGCGGGAAAATCCAATGCTGAAATGTATGATAGCTTTATTCATAAGTTGGCAGAATATGGCATATCTGCTGAGCAGGCGAAAGCAATACTTGAACAATATGGTGCTCAGGCAGGCGTAACAGGTACCTTCGTAGAAGATATGACCAATAAAGTGCTGGCATTGGGACAGGGATTCTCTGAAAGTGCAGGACAGATTGATCTCTCTTCGCTGAGTGCGAAAGAAGCAATTAGTGTTTTATCGGACACTCTTTATACATTAAGTCTGAAAGGGAACGAATTTAGCGGAACCTATCAGGGAGTCAGAAGCCAGCTTCAGGACACTGGCGGAAGTGCCAAGAGCGCACAGGATGCTTTGAACATGGTTTACACTGCTTTGAAGAATGCAGGTGTACCACTGGATGATCTGAATGCAGCATTAGGGGCAGAGTTTCCGGCTGCAACTACGGCGGTTACTACAGCGGTAGATACCAATATTGTCGGAGCGCAGGAGAAGATTTCTTCATCAATAAAGACTGCTCAGACTGATGTGGAAGAGGCTACAGCCGGAATTAAGTCCAGTACAGAAGAAAATTTTGCAGGAGTAAATGATTCTACAGTACTTAACTGGGGAAATTCTGCAAAAGAAGTGAAAACGAATGTACGAGCCATGAAGATACAGGCCAACTTAAGCCTTGGTGAGATGACCAAAGGTGTTAAGAGTCAGTTCCAGAGTCAGTATAACATCATGACAAGAAAATGGAAAAACGCCAGTGACGAAATCAATAGGACGGTTGGAGGTATGTCAGGCTCGATTGACAAAAGTCTTTCTTCCTTAGTTGGCAAAGTAGAAAGCTATGGATCCAGAATGGAAAGTGGTCTTTCCGGAGCAATATCCAGGGCGGCAGATAGAATCAGCACTACATTGAATAATATTATATCTAAAGTAAACGGTATGATTAATAACATAAACAGTGCAATCTCGGGAATTGAAAGAGGCTTTACGTTTTCATATAATGTACAGCTTCCTAATGGCGGACGCCGATGGGGAAATTATTCCATGAGCCTTCCAAGAGTAAACTCAGTTCCGTATCTGGCCAGTGGCGCAGTTATTCCGCCAAGGTCAGAATTCCTTGCGGTATTAGGTGACCAGAAAAAAGGAAATAACCTGGAAGCACCGGAAAGCCTGTTGCGTCAGATCGTCCGGGAAGAATCAGGAAAAGGGCAGGGAGATGGAAATACCTATAATGTTACAGTTAATGCGTCCGGCAGAAAATTACTAGATATTATTATCAGTGAAGCTGAAATGAGGAGACGCAGAAACGGGAAAAACCCATTTGAGTTAGCATAAAGAAAAATGGGACACAGGAACAACTTAAAACGGAGCAAAGAAAGGAAGAAATTATGCGAACCAGAGAAGCAACTTATACAGATTATGGATTTAAAAAGGGAGAGGAAAAACAGCTGAAGCAGTATTGTCTGGATCTGGAACTGCCGGACAAGCTTCTGCTGCTACAATGTGCGCATGAATGCAATCCTATGGTTGAAGATGATCTCTTCTACAGTATATCCAAGGGCGTGGCATTTCAGGTCCTTGCCAGAAAAGGGATTGATCAGAATTACAAATGCCATGCAGATGTTTATGGATATAAACGAAAAACACTGGCATTATTCAGATCTGCACTACAGGCATGCGGAAGATATCCATTTTAGCAATAGAATGGAAAATTAGGTGAAAATATTACGGTACTGTAAGGATATGGGGCTGTATATAATACGCGCGAATGGATAACGAAGCGTGAGGAAAGCGTGAGAAACAGCATTATGTTGGAAAAAGATTGCATTTCCGCATATATAGCCGAAAGGCAATAACATATTTACTCATGGTTGTTGAGAAATGTTGAGATTTTTTATATGTAGCCCCATAACAGTACAGTTATTTCCGAAATAGAACTTGAAAAAACTTGAAGCATTGGTTTATATAGCTCTGAAAATAATTGCAGAGCGGAAAGGAGCGTTGTTATAGACGATTTAGTATACCTTAAAAATGAACAGGCAGTATGTGATAGTTTACAGGTAGCGGAGAAATTTGGAAAAAGGCATTCAGATGTCATTAGAGCAATAGAGAATTTATTGGCAAATGACTCAACGCAAAATTGCGTTCAGTGCATCAAGCCATCTAAGTATAAAGATGCTTCCGGAAAATATAATAAAAAGTATTTGTTGAATAAAGATGGCTTTGTGTTCCTGGCATTTGGTTTTACTGGAAAAGAAGCAGATGCCTGGAAATGGAAGTATATTGATGCGTTTAACCGGATGGAAAGACTTGTTTATGAAAAGAATACTGCTGCTTATCAGATAGCAGATCAGGAAGAGAGAACCACCAGAAGAGCAGAGACGGATGTTATCAAGGAATTTGTGGAATATGCCAGAATGCAGGGAAGCACTCACGCAGATCACTATTACAGCAATTATACCAGACTGGCATATAAGAGTGTAGGAATCACTGACAAGACAACTGCTGCCGGAAGTCAGTTAGATGATCTGTCATTGGTGGAACATCTGATAGCGCATACTTTAAGAACTGGCATGGCAGCAGGACGTAATTACAAAGATATTTACCAGGACTGCAAGAATCGGCTGGAAACTATGCGGTATTTACAGTGTACGGCGTGAAATGTTTTATTTGCCCAGAGTACAGGCATAGAACAAGGTGAAAATGGGTGGAAACAGTGCAAGGGTATATTTGTATAGAGTAAGGTGGAACAAAGAAAAATAGACGATTATTACAAAGCAATGAAAGGTGTGGAAAGCATAAAGGAAATGCTGAGAAGGATCCCAATAAATTGAATAGGCGAAGCGGCAGCAGATGAGAGTGTGGGCAAATGGAAATTGACAAATTCTGGGGACTGGCATATAATATACTTATCAAGACAGCCAGTAAGGGAAGTCAAGGTTCCCCGTCCTGGCAAGATATATGTATAAGACGTAGCCGCCTATTCTTTACCAGAGAGCAGGGCGGCTATTTCTTATGTGTGTATGTAAGGATAGATACAATTAAGCTGGCTGTTGTCAGGATTATCATAAATATCTCGTAATCGCTCATAAGCATCCCCTCCTGTCAAGGCTCAGGATCAGGGGAACCACAGCCGCTCTACTGGCTGCCTGGATAAATATACTATATTCAGTTTTAGCTTATTGAAATCCCATGTTTTATTGCCTGCTCTTTGAGTTTGAGAAAATTTTTTGTTTGAGCGTTTTTCATTCTGCTATAAGCACTAAAAGATTTGGGAGCTAGTTCGGGTAATTCATAAAAAATATGATAGTATTCTTTACGCATCGAATTTTTCTTATGAAATGCCTCCTGCTGTTTTATGTATTCAGGATTATCTTTTATATGATTGATCAATTGCTGATAGTTTGCATCATGATCAAGTACGGAATATATATATTTCTCAGCCTTGTCAGCTTCGTCAAACATTCCCATTTCTACGTGCCATTGTACTATCCGGTAAAAGTGGCTTTCGTCCCAAGATAAAAAAGGATGAGCAAACATTAATTCAGTACATTTCCATAAACAGGCTGAACATCTTATTTTATCTTTGCGATTATAAAAGCTTCCGGCTTTCATCCTTAAAACATAATCTAAATTTCCAGTAACGCCATATCCATCCATTATATTTTGATGTGCTGGGAATTTTGGTACAGGAATGCGCTTTAAATCGTCCAGATTCTCCAGATCATATTTTACCCCATCTGAAACCAGATATCTGGCATCGTACCAGCTTTCTTTATCAGTGGGATATACTTTGTACATCTCTCCATTTTTGAAATAGATGGTTTGAGCATCAGGAACATCATCGGATGATGAATTGAAAACACTTTTAATTTTATTGAAAAGGCTCATGGAATCCTCCTATACAAATAGAACAGTAAAATATCAGGTATTGTTTTATTTTTTTACGATGGAAAGGCGGTAGGTGACATGATGATCTTCGGATGGTGGATTCTGAAAGACTTCCTCATCAACCTCCAGATTTGTCCAGTCATCTGTTTGAATTACACCGTCAATCAATTCTACCCGGATAAAATCAGGCAGATTCATAATATCATCATAGGTGTATAAACGTTTTGCCATGAGAGCACATCCTTTCGTGAATAATATTAGTTATGCGTTGTCACGTTCCATCCGTTGATCAACTGCTTTTTTGATATAACCGTTTACGGATTCTCCGGCAGCAGTCGCAGCGGCTTTGATTTCTTCGTATTTTTCCTTTTGGACATCAAGAGGAATACGTTTAAGTTTATTTTTTGCATATTCGATATCATATTTGGCTTTAGTTGAAATTTCAGGCATTAGAGATTTCCTCCTTGAGATACTTGTATGTATTTATTTAAAATGTCTCTATCCCATAAAAGAACGTTTGTTTTCTGGGCAAGATCTTTTGCTTGTCTGGTGAAATAGCGATTTGTCATTACTACTGGAACATGGCAATTATAATATCTACATCCGGAAAAGGCTTCTTGCACTGCTTTGTTTCCGATATCAGAAGAATAACATTTGCACTGTATGCCATATTTTACACCGCCTTTCTCGGCAAGAACATCGATTCCCTGATCTCCACTACCTTGTGTAACACTAACATTGTAGAAACCATTATTTTTGAGCAGCTCAGCACAATAATATTCGAAGTCGTGTCCTTCCATTGTATCGTAGACAGGAATTTGTGGTTCTGGTGATACATAAGATTCAACAGTGTCTTCTGGTTCAGAAGCGGATTCAGGAGCATAATCACTTTTGCTATATGACGGAATAATTGGTTCTACGTCATTAGAATCAGTAGAATTTGTTTTGATGATTCCTGAAAAAGTTCTGACTATAGAAGAAATAATGGTGCATACAAGAGCTATTATTACGGCACCAGGAACAAATATAACTAAAGTAGCAACAAGTCCGGCTATAATATGTGAACTGTCTTTCTGAAAACCAGTAATTGTAATGTAAACCATAAAAATAAGCCATAAAGCCGTAAAAAATGCTGTGACTTTGTGGTGAATGTAAAATGTTGTGATTTTTTTCAAATCTCTCTCTCCCTATAGTTGATTTTAATACTTCAAAATTATATCAAAAAGATGAAACTGTGTACATAGTAAAAAGATACAAAAAACTACGTACATATTTGTAAAAAAAGTCAATAGACAGGTAACTACGTACATAGTATACTATAATCAGTTCAAGGGAACAGAACAACAGCGAAGAGTGAAAATGAAGTGATAGTAAGATGTACCAAAGACACTTACATAACACCGGGCAAGGGTAAGGGGATAATGAGACGGTCGAGAAACCTTAGATAGCTTTAAGACCTGCCGGGGCTGTTGGGAATTCCGATAAAAGGAGGGATAAGAACATGAAGTACAACTTATCAAAGATCATGTTGAAAGCATGGAAAGTTTACCGCAAGACAAAGAATATCAGCTTTGCAGAAGCACTTCACAGAGCATGGTTATCTGCAAAGGCAGAAGAAATCAATGCAAAGAGAATCGAAGATGCGAAACATGCAGCAGGAATCACAGAGGAAACCAATACCTTTGCTAAGTGGAAAGAGCTTGGTTATAAGGTAAAGCATGGAGCATCAGCATTATTCGGATGTTCTCTTATCTGGGGAAGCAGGGGAGACGGCGCAGAATACAAGGCAAGTTTCTTTGGAAAGTCTCAGGTAGAAGCAATTTAATAAAAAAGCCCTTACCAGAGCGGCAACTCTGATAAAGGCAAAGCAACCCGACAACCGACTAAAATTGAGGGGCTGTGCGTATTATAACATACTCATTCCCCTCAGACAACAAAAGAAAGGAATGGACAGAATGATATCAGTAATGGACGTTCTTATGATTTTTGCAGGTGGATTTATATCTGCTAAAGTATGTGATTATGTACACGAATTAGAACGAGAGGAGAATGAAGCATGAGCAAAGAAAAAACATTAAGAATATCAGAAGAAACAGAAGTGATGCAGGCCACAGGTGTTCCGGCACAGGAGACAGAAGAAGTAAGCACAGCTCTTGCAACAGAGATTATCGCAGATCTCAAGAAACAGCTGGAGGAAGCAAAGGAAGAAGCGAAAGAATGGGAAGAAAGTTGGAATATGTGTCGTGAGCAGGTTCGAGCATTGTCCAGGCAGTCAGATATTATTAGCATGGTGTTAAGGATGGATAATGTAGAACTATTAGATTTAGCTTTTGGATTTGTTAGAGGATGTTATAACCAGCAGATTAAAAAGGAACAGGAGGCAGAAAACAATGGAGAAATGTAATTTAACTCAGGTTCCTTGCAGAAAGGCAATTATGGACGTTGTCCAGGCTAACAAAGATAGAAGATCATTACAGCACATCTATGAGCTGGCAGAACTCTTTCGGATAGCTTGTTCCGGCAATGAAGCATTTATGGAATTATCAGAGGAAGATCAGGAGCGTTTCTGGCTGATTACAGATGCTTTAATGATGAATGATCCGGAAGACCTCAAGAGGGTACATAACCTTGCAAATTATTTGATGGTAAAGCGAATAAAGGACAATGCAAAAGTGGCGGAGGCATAACATGGACTACAAAAAGCAGATAATTGAGATGCTGGAGAAGATAGATAACATTTATTGGCTAAGGTCAATCTATGTATTCATGAAAACGCTGATAGGATAGTTGTACGGAGGTATAGCATGGATTATAAAAAAGAAATTGGAAATCTCTTGAATGAAATCCAGAGTGAGAAATTTCTGAAATTTTTGTATAACGTAATTGTCTCATTTAAGAGACAGTGGGGGTACTAATATGGATTACAAGAAAGAAACTATTGAGATATTACAGAAGGTAAATGATGATAGCCTGCTTGAATTCTTCTATAGATTCATTGCCAGAGTATTAAAGAACAGGGGATATTGATATGGATTACAAAGAAGAAACTATTAAACTGATTCAGAAATGTAATGATCTTCACTGGCTGAAAGTAATTCATGCTTATGTTTTAAGATTGTTGGGATAATCAGAGGGGCGGCGGACTGCTGCCCTGCCTTAATATTAAGAAAGGAATTACTATGGCGAGAAAAGACATTAAAGGTAGAAACCTCCGCGTAGGTGAATACTACGATGAAAAGAATCAGCGATATATGTTCCGTAAAATGGTTGATGGAGAGCGTGTGACAATTACAGCTGCCAATCTGGCAGATCTCCGTAAGCAGGAGAATGATTTGCTATGTAAGATTGATAAAGGGGCAAGGTTCAACACAAAGAAAGCAAAAGAGACATTAAATCAGTATTTTGATTACTGGTTTGAGACATTTGCCAAGAGCGGGCGTAAAGCGACAACCTGCACCAACTATAAATCCTATTACAATACATATATTAGAAAAACAATAGGCAAGAAGCCAATCTGTAAGATTGAAAAGGTGGACTGCCAGAAAATCGTCAATGGAATGATTAAGGATGGAAAGAAAACTTCTACCATGACGAATTTAAAAAGCTGTTTAAATGCAGTATTTGAATGTGCAGTGGATGAAGATGTGATACTGAAGAATCCGGCCAGAAATCTCCAGATACCTCAGACAGGAGCAAAGAAACGTACAGCAATAGAATCAGATCAGATAAAGCTGTTTATGGATTATGTAAAGACAAGTCCCCAGTATTCTTATGCTTATCCAGAATTTATTTTCTTATTTAATACAGGAGTAAGGATAGGAGAGCTTGCCGGGCTTACATGGGATAACGTAGATTTTAAAAATAATATGCTTACCATTGATAAGACGGTCAACCGTTACCGGAAAAAAGACTTCGGTTTTACTATGGCGTTGGCTTCTCCGAAGAGCAGAACATCAGTCAGAACGATTCCGATGAATAATGAGGTACGAAAAATGCTTCTGAAAGAAAAAATGAGGAATGCAGGTCCTACGATGTCAATTCCTTTTGTAGATGATTCCGGAAACATCAGGAGGCAGGTATCGGACATTGTATTTGCAAATTCTGTTGGGCGTGTCTGGAATGAACCTGGATTCTTAAATCTGATTAACCGAATCATAGAATCATACAACGAAGAAGCAGAGGAAAATGGAAAAGAGAAGCTTGAAAACTTTTGTCCTCACATGGCAAGACATACATATACCACATTGGCATATTCTGCCGGAGCTGATGTTAAGGCTGTCAGTGAGATTCTGGGGCATGCATCAACATCTGTGACAATTGACACTTATGCACATCTGACAGAGGAGAAAAAGCGAAAACAGGAAGAGGTGATAAAGACGATAAAGGTGCTGTAA